ATGTTTCTTCCGATCCACTTCAGCCATATGAAGATCGGTTAGAAGAATTAAGCACTGAACTGGGTACTGACTTAGCAATCGTTGCTCCTGAAGATGGAACCATTGAAGATGCTATCGATTTTTATTCTAGCATGTCTATGGATGAATTTGACTCATATGTAAAAGATGCCTATGAAGAAGCGGAATCTTTAGATGTGGTTACAGAAGAATATGTATCTGAAGAGTCCTCGTCCTTGGACGTTGCACCTTTAGCCAGCATTGCTTATTATCAAAAATATTTTTACAACTCCGGAAACACCAATAACTATCTCTATGTTCGAGCATATGTAAACAGTGATACTTCAAAGTACACCGGAGAAGTATATGATATTGGCAGTGTTCAGAAATCATATCCATCATACAAATGCAAATCAGCAAGTTATAGTTTCTCCAGCAATAAAAAAACGATTACCTGCAATTACAGAGTAACGAAATATTTATCTAGCACACTAATAGAAACTACAACAAAAAATATCTCTTTTATTCCTTGCCATTTTTCTCCCTTCCTTCCTTGCGAAACGAATAGAGTTATGATTCTTTTGTTACGAAATCTCTGCTAAAAAATCTGTCTCCATCTTTCGTCTGTCATTCTCATACTGTCGTGTAAAGATCCGCTCTTCCCGGAAAAATTCTGCATGCATTTGTTTTGTAAGTTTGGAAATCTCGCCTAAAAAGTTTTCTGTATAATATTTGCTTTTCACTTCTGGCAGATGATAATCCCATAAGATATGGCTCAATAGTGCTAACGGGATTCCCGTAATATGTGAGACCAGATCCATACTGAAATTCCGGTCAACATATAATTCCGCGATTTCCCGAATAGACCATTTTTCTTTTAATCGGTACATTACTTTTCTATACGGACTCGCCATTTTTACTCCTTTTCATACTAAATCATAAAATCATTTCTAGTCATTTGAGATTATGATAACCATACCAGGCAAACATCACCGGTAACTTCAGTTTGTCTGCTGCACGCCGCATACTTACTGTAATATAGCTGGTAGTTATGCCAAGTTTTTTCGCTGTTTCTGCTTTTGAAATCCCTCGCACCTCATTACAGATTGCAAGGATTCCATACTGTATCGTTTTTGGAGCATCCATATATACCTTCATCATCTCCTTTTCTACTTCCAGATAGTCCACCGCAAACTCCGCTGCACGTAATTCACTTTCTACATCCTGTCTACATGACAACTGTTCCTCTAATTTATTGCTTCCATATTCCTGGTATATATTCCGGTTTTTCCGAAAAATACTCATCAAACGATGCCTGATTCTGCTATAAGCGTAATTATGGAGACTTTTTCCTTTTGTGTGATCATACGAATCTACAGACTGTAAGTATTCAATATACGCCTCCTGATAAAAATCTTCTATATCCATATATTTCGCAAATATTGCACTTTTACGAACAATACTTCTGGTCATATATCGGATTTCTTCCATGTTTGCCAATAATTCTTTTTCTGCATTCTTACCTAACATGTTCCGCATCTCCTTTCTAACAAAGATTTCAGAATCTGTTGTACCAGTCGGCAATAATAAATCCCTGAGCTTGCAATGTGTAACTGGTCTCTCTGCAGACCCATCCGGTCTTCCAGGTAACGATAGACGCTATGCTGATCCATACCGCTCTCCACCACTTTTTTGATAACCCTGTGAGCTTCAATCCGCTCATGTCGTAGTTGTGCATCGGCAAGTGTTCCCGCTGGTTTCGTGCTACCTTTGATTGTGCTTACATAAGAATCGCACTGTGGAAATCTTGCGCATGCCCACGCATACCTTTCCGGATGGGTTGCGTCCTTCCCATAGATATCATAAAAATGAACTAATTTTGCTTTACTGCCACAATAAGGACATTTGATTTCTTTTTTTCTCATGTTTTACCTCCTTCACCTCTGCTTTTTTGCCCTCTTCCCGAAAAAAATCCAACAAAAAAAAGGACTGATTCATTTCCCTGTATTTTTACCAAGAAAATTTATCAATCCTTATCTTTGAATCTATTCTACCTAATTTGGGTTGTGTCTTGTCAATAGATTACTTCGTTATTTTCAAGAAATTAATTTTTCTGGATTGTAGCAATATGGCATCTTTCGTTCATTTTTATCGGATCAGATTTCTCTGATTCCTTAGTGCTATATATACGTCACTTTGTATTTTGCGTCAACTTAACTACAAGATGTAGATACATTCACATTTCACACCTGTATTCTTTTAATCAAGATACATCATATATAACAATTTATGGCAACAAAAAAAGAAGATGGCAAA